CGCTAACGATGCGACTGCCACCCGATGCCGTTGGTGAACTGCAAGCCATCTTGACCGCTCACGGGCGACCTCCCACAAATTGGTGGTGCGCTGACTGCGTAAAATCGGCTCTCCAATACATTTACCTACAAGCGGACTTGTTCCTCGAAGTCAACCAAAACACCATAACCTACCCCCTGAATGCCCCTGCCAATCCCGAACAATAACGAAAGCAAAGAAGGCTTCATCGGTCGTTGCATGAGCAATAACCAAACCAATGCGGAGTTCCCCGATACGGCTCAACGATTGGCCGTTTGCGGCTCAACGTGGGAGAATCACAAAAGGCAGCAGTTCGAGTCATATGCGGACTATGGGGAAGGCATCAGGAACAATGCCAAGCGAGGGATAGAACTTAACGAGCGGAACGGCAACAAGTGTGCCACGCAGACGGGTAAGGTCCGGGCGCAGCAGTTAGCCAACGGGGAAGCCATATCGGTTGAAACCATCAAGCGGATGCACTCCTACCTGTCCCGTGCTGAAACCTACTACGACAACGCAGACGACACCTCGGACTGCGGTTACATCTCTTATCTCCTTTGGGGTGGCAAGTCGGCTCTCTCATGGTCAAGAAATAAACTCCGGGAACTTGGCGAACTCGAAGGCGAAGGATGACGAAGCCCAAGTGCAGGCTCGGATGGACTCGCTTATGATGGTCATTACAACCCTCTGCGATTGCATCGGAGCGGTGGACGATTCCAATGCCCCGAACCAGTACGAAGTGAAAATGAAAATCGTAAACAAGATAAGCGACCTAATCGACAAAATCGAATACTGATGCAACGAGTACCCATAGGCACAATCAAGAACAACCCGAACAACCCAAGGGTCATCAAGGACGACAAGTTCAAGAAACTCGTGCAGTCTATCAAAGACCTGCCCGAAATGGCTGAGGTTCGTCCCGTTGTGGTCAATACCGATATGGTCGTGCTTGGAGGCAACATGAGGCTCAAGGCCATGCGTGAGGCTGGATGGAAGGACGTGCCGATTCAAGTCGTGGATTGGGACGAGGACAAGCAAAGGCAGTTTATCATTAAGGACAACGTAAGCGGAGGGGAATGGGATTGGGAGATGCTTGCGAATGAATGGGATACCGAGGAACTGCAAGAGTGGGGTCTTGACCTGCCCGACTTTGACAACGCCAAGGAACTGGAAGCGGAGGAAGATGACTACGAGATGCCTGACGAATTAAAGACCGACATCGTGCTGGGCGACCTCTTCGAGATTGGTCCGCATCGTTTGCTTTGTGGGGATAGCACGCAGACCGACACTTGGGGAAAGGTGATGAACGGATGCCTTGCGGATATGGTAATGACTGATCCACCGTATAACGTGGACTATCAAGGAGGAACAGGAATGAAAATAATGAACGACAAGATGGATGGCGATTCATTCTATCAATTCCTTTATGACTTTTATACTGCACTTGGCGCATATACCAAAGCTGGTGGGGGGTGGTATGTTTGGCATGCTGACTCTGAGGGGGCTAATTTTCGTCTTGCCATGAAGAACGCTGGCATTATGGTTAAGCAGTGCTTGATTTGGGTTAAAAATGCTTTAGTTATGGGAAGGCAGGATTATCAATGGAAACACGAGCCATGCCTTTACGGATGGAAGGAAGGCGCAGCACATTATTTCGTGGATAACCGAACCAATACAACAGTAATTGAGGACAACCTTAACATTGCTAAGTTAACAAAAGAGCAAATGAAGAAGATGCTGACCGAGATACTAAGCGAAAAAACACCCACAACCATATTGAGAGCGGATAAGCCACAAAAGAACACGGAGCATCCAACAATGAAGCCGATCCTACTTATTGCTCCTTTGATACAAAATAGCAGTAAGGAGGGATGGATTGTGTCTGATGCCTTTCTCGGCAGCGGTTCTACAATGGTCGCATCCCACCAACTCAACCGCAAATGCTACGGCATGGAACTTGACCCGAAGTACTGCCAAGTAATCGTGGACAGGATGCTTAAACTTGACCCGACCTTGGAGGTCAAGAGGAACGGTTTGCCATACAAAACAGCCGAATAACAGCCGTGAGTAACCCGATACCAAATAACAAGCCGTTTGAAAAAGGGCAGTCAGGCAACCCCAATGGTCGTCCACGCAAGTACGTCAGCACCTTGGTTGACCAAGGCTACAAGCGGTCCGAAATCAACGACACCATCCAAAACATGATGGCGATGACCTTGGAGGAGGTCAAGGCGGTATGGGACAACCCAACGGCAACCGTCCTCGAAAAGACCATCGCCTCGGCCATCCGCAAGTCCATCGAGAAGGGAACGCTCTACTCCATGGAAACGCTGCTCTCACGGGTCTACGGTCAACCCAAGCAGGAGGTCGCTGCAACCATATCGCCTCAACCAATATGGCAGGGCGTAAAACTACAAGTTGACACCAACAACAACGGCAATCAAGATTGATGGATTCCGCAAGAGAATCCGAATAGTCCAAGGCGGTTCATCGGCAGGCAAAACCTTTGCCATCCTGTCCTTGCTTTATTCCTATGCAGCCAATCCCGAATGCGGACCGCTTGAAATATCCGTAGTTTCCGAATCCATCCCCCACCTTCGCAGGGGTGCGCTTAAGGACTTCCTCAAGATGCTCAACATGACAGGGCTTTACCAAGAGGAACTATACAACCGAACGCTGCTCCGATACGACTTCCCGCATGGCTCCTACATCGAGTTCTTTTCCGCTGACCAAAGCGACAAGATGCGAGGTGCAAGGAGGGACGTGCTATTTATGAACGAGGCCAACAACATCACATGGGAAGCCTATCACCAACTGGCAATCAGGACAAGGACCGCCATCTACATCGACTACAATCCAGTCCGTGAATTTTGGGCGCATACCGAATTGATGCAGGACCCCGATGCCGAGTTCCTGCTCGTTACCTACAAGGACAACCAAGCCCTTGACCCTGCCATCATCCGAGAGATTGAGAAAGCCAAGACCAAAGCCGAAACGAGTGCTTATTGGGCGAACTGGTGGAAGGTCTATGGCCTTGGTCAAGTCGGGACGCTTCAGGGTGCGATATACGAGGACTTCGAGGTCGTGGAGGGTATCGATGTCAGCCGTGCGAAATTTGTCGCCCTTGGGCTTGACTGGGGCTTTAGCAACGACCCTACGGCCTTGGTCGCTATCTACCGCCAAGGGGACTGCCTGCTGATTCAGGAACTGCTCTACGCAACAGGCCTCACGAACCAAGACATCGCAGACAAACTGCGGTCCTTGGGGATCACAAGGGCTTGGGAGATAGTGGCCGATTCAGCAGAACCGAAGTCCATCGAAGAAATCTATCGGTTAGGCTTCAACATCAAGCCAGCGGACAAAGGTCCCGATTCGGTTCGGAACGGCATTGACATCCTGAAACGCTTTAAATTGCAGGTAACCAAGGACTCGACCAACCTCATCAAGGAATTAAGATCCTACACTTGGGCCACCGACAAGGAAGGCAAGAACACGGGGGTCCCCATTGACTCCTTCAACCACGCCTGTGATGCGATGCGGTACGTGGCACTCAACAAGTTACGGGTCAGTAACTCGGGGAAGTATGTTGTTGTTTAACTTTGAGGCATGAACACCGAACGCATCATCGACCTGTTAATCGAAATCGGGAAGACTCTTGCAGCCGTTTTCTTCATCATCACCCTTCTAACCCTCCTTTGGACCTTATGAAAGTCGTCCACTATTACCACATCTACTGCGGTGGCAACTGGCAGTTGATACTCAACCAGCACATGATGGCGGTCTGCAATTACGGGCTTATCAATGTCTTGGACGAGATTCGTGTCGGCATCGTCGGTCCACCCGAACAACGCAAGGCGGTCAAGGAGGTGCTGGAGAACTCGATGGTGGCCGATAAGGTCAAGGTCGTGGTTACCCGGACCAATGCTTGGGAGCAGGCGACCCTTACCGAGATGTACCGGGCCTCGCAGGAAGAGGAAGCCGTGTACCTGTACGCCCACACCAAGGGGGCTGCGAATCCATCCTTGACCACCCAACTTT